CCCACCGTAACTATAGTTAACTTGAACAAAAAGGAGCAGTTACGGTGGGAAAAACAACCCTTTATAGGGTAACTCTAAATTCCATATTCATTTAATCTAAAATTTACAACTGGTGTAAAGTCGTAGGCATATTCATAATCAGGTAAAGCACCTGACATTTTAACCAACGTATCATTTGGTTTCTTTTTATCAAAGAATTTTTGTAAAACAGTTTTAAGATTATTTGCCATTACGTTGTGAATATTCTCGTTGAATTTACAAAACAATGATCCACAAACAATAGATGATTCTGTAGCACCTACTTTTCTAGCAACTTCTAAAATTTCTTTTCTTAATTGTTCATTTTTCATAATGTATCTCCTATTGTTATTTTAAGTATAATGGACCTGTCCATTGAATTGGGTAATTACCAGCAAGTACGTTACCTCTAGCTCTGTTTAAAGCAGGAGCATTGTAACCAGCGGCTTTCAATATATCACCTTTTAAAAAATGTTTAAAGTTTTCTTTAACAACAAAACAAAAAACTCCAGTATCCTGTACAATCTTAATATACTTTTTACCCATAGTTATTTTTGTTTTATTATCCCAATTGTCAACTTGTTCTTTAGAATAACCAGTAAGTTCTCTTTTACCATAACCTGTTGACATATTTTTATAATCTTCTTTGGCACCTGCCATCATGTTAGCAATACCTTCATATAAATTTTCTGCTGTTTTAGTTACTGTTGTCATTATTTTGCCTCCGAATATAATTGTTGAGAAAATAAACTCATTACATAACTAGCAAATCCGATACTAACTGCCGAACCAGCAAGTAAATATTGATCTGTTTCTATAGCACCTACAGCAGATACCATAGCAAATGTACCTAAAGTAGCAAATACTAAGGTCATATATTCATATATCTTTTTTTTCATAGTGTTCTCCTTATATTAAGTTAATAGCGTTTTGATATAATTTTTTAGCGTCACCGTCTTTTTTAAAACCATTCTCAGACGCAAAATCCATAGAAGAGGATGCCATTACAACATCAGCAAAACCATGTTTACTCATAATGTCAGCAAGTATAATTGGGTTAGCAGATGATTTAACTTTATCACCTACAGATAACTCTATCTTACCGTCTCTAGCAGCAACAAAGTCAATCTTTTTTAGTTTTTTCATAGTGTTTTTCCTTTTGTTAGTGTTTTTGTTTTTCATATATACATACTATACCATAGATTCGATTAGAAATCAAGCAAAAAAAGCAGAAAAATCAAAAAAAATATGAAAAAATCCCTAATTTTTCTTACTTTTGTTCTCATTTTGTTCTCGTCTTGTTCTAAAAACATAAAAAATTGTAAAATTTTGCCTAAAATAGAGTTAAAAACAGTTGAAAAGAACGAATCAGATAAAAAAGATAACGAATCACTCGACAAAATTAAAAAATTAGCAGAAAATTCTGAAACAGGTGCCCAAATAAGTTGTAATTATTAGGATAAATATAGAAATGAAAGAAAAAAATAAAAATTGTCAAAATTGTGGACACGATTGCCATTGTGGTGGCAAATGTCAACAAGAAGTCACTAACGAATTTGGTGAAAAGTATAAAATTGAGTGTTGTGGCAACTGCCGACACAAGGTAGATACAGATTTTGATCCTGATGAAGTAAAATATGATGCTGGTGACTATGAATCATTTAACGGAGCTTAAAAAATGGCAAAAATGAGAAAATTCCTGTTTTGGAATGAAGCAGGTGATGAACATGAAAGAGAAGCAGTAAGTTTAAAGAAAGCTGTAAGATCAGTACAATCAGAATATAAAGATAATAAGATTAGTGTAGAGTATATTAGTAAAAAAGGCAAAGAGATGTGTCATTCTATATTCATACCTATCGGTAGAAAACTTAGACAAGCAATAATATTAGAAAAAAAACGAGCAGCCCTAAAGGCAGCTAAAGAAGTAAGATAATATGCCTGCTGTCTGTAGAAAAGGTGATAGTTTATCAACAGGACATATTTGTTCAAGTACAACTACACTTGATACACCTTCACAATCTACAGTCAAAGCAAATGGTATATTAATTGCTAGAGTAGGCGATCCTACTGTGTCACACCCTTTTCCACCTAGTCCACCGTGTGCGCCACACGTAGCAAATGTGAACGCAGGTTCATCAACTGTAAGAGTAGCAGGTCAATTTGTTGCTAGAATAGGTGATAGTGCTGATAGTGGGCAAATGACTAGTGGTTCTTCAAATATCTTTGTGGGTTAGTGTATAAATATTAGTGTTATGGCAAATTTTGACGCTTCAAACACTAATAATAGTAAAAGATCAAATCGTATCTACAAAGATTTAGATTTAGATTTTGGTCGTAACACAACTACAAGTGATGTTAATAAATTAACAGATGTTGAGGCAGTTAAAAGAAGTGTTAGAAACTTAATACAAACTAATCACTTTGAGCGACCTTTTCATCCAGAGATAGGTGGTAATGTTCGTTCTATGTTATTTGAACCAGTTACACCTTTGACTGCTTTAAATTTACAAAGACAAGTGGGTGAAGTATTAAAAAATTTTGAACCAAGAGCAAATGTAACACAGATACTTGCTCGACCAGATTTAGATAGAAACGCTTACAATTTAAGAATTAGTTTCTATGTTGTAGGTTCACCAGAGCCTGTTACAGTAGAAACTTTTTTAGAAAGATTAAGATAAAATGGCAAGTAATAAATTAAACGTATCAGAATTAGATTTTGATAGTATAAAAACAAATTTAAAAACATTTTTACAAAGTCAACCAGAGTTTTCAGATTATAATTTTGAGGGTTCAGGTTTTTCAGTTTTACTTGACTTACTTGCTTATAATACACACTACCTAGGTTTCAATGCTAATATGTTAGCAAATGAAATGTACCTAGATTCAGCAGATGTAAGAAAAAATATAGTTTCACTTGCTAAGATGTTAGGTTATACTCCTTCATCTGCTAAGGCGCCAGTTGCTAATATTGATGTAAGAATTAATAACGCTTCGGGTGCTTCTATAACAATGGACAAAGGTACTGTTTTTACTTCTACAGTTGAAGGTACATCTTATCAATTTATTACAAATTCTGATATTACAATTACACCTGCTGATGGTGTTTATAATTTTTCAAACGTATCAATTTATGAGGGTACATTAGTTACATTTAGATATACGGTTGATACTGCTGATCCTGACCAAAGATTTCTTATACCTAGTGAATTAGCAGATACAACAACTTTAAAAGTCAAAGTTCAAAATTCTGCTTCAGACACAACAACATCAACATACACAAAAGTTACAGGATTAACTTCTATTAATTCAACATCAAAAGTTTATTTCTTACAAGAAAGTGAAGATGAAAAATTTGAAGTTTATTTTGGTGATGATGTTTTAGGAAAAGCGGTTGATGATGGTAACATTGTTATATTAGAATACATTGTTACAAACAAAGAGGCAGCTAACGGTGCTTCTTCATTTACATTATCAGGTAACATAGACGGATTTACAGACGTTAGTATTACAACTAATTCATCTGCTCAAGGTGGTGCTGAACCACAAACAAAAGAGTCTATTCGATACAACGCACCTTTACAATATTCAGCACAAGATAGAGCAGTTACAACAGGAGATTATGAAACGTTAGTACAATCATTATATCCTAATGCTCAATCTGTTTCTGCTTGGGGTGGCGAAGATGATGAAACAGCAGTTTATGGTCAAGTTAAAATTGCGATTTATCCTGCTTCAGGTTCTACATTAACAGAAACTACAAAACAAGATTTAGTAACTCAACTACAAAAATATAATGTTGCTTCAGTTAGACCAGTTATCGTTGATCCTGAAATTACAAAAATATTATTAACAACAACTGCTAAATTTGATGAAAGATCAACTACAAAAACAGCAGACACATTAAAATCAGAAATTATTACAACGTTAGATAATTACAATACATCAACTTTACAAAGATTTGATAATGTGTTTAGACATTCAAAAGTAATTAAAAATATTGACGATACAGATACGTCATTATTATCAAACGTAACAACTATTAAAATTAGAAAAACATTTACACCTACTTTATCATCATCAACTAGATATGATATTTACTTTAGAAACGGTATTTTTAATCCACATACAGGACATAAATCAGGATCAGGTGGTGTCATTACAACTTCAGGATTTAAAGTAGATGGTGATACAACAAATGTTTATTTCCTTGATGATGATGGTTCAGGTAACATTAGAAGATATTATTTTGCTGGTACAGTAAGAACATATGTTAACAATACACAAGGTACAGTAAACTATACAACAGGACAAATTACAATTAACTCATTAAATATTTCTAGTATTGAAAATATAAGAGGTGCTTCATCTACTGTTATCGAGGTAACAGTTGAACCTGCTTCAAATGATATTGTGCCTGTAAGAGATCAGATTTTAGAAATAGATACAGCAAATTCTAGCATTACAGTAACAGCAGATACTTTTGTAGGAGGGTCTGCTGACGCTGGTGTAGGATACACAACAACTAGTAATTACTAATAAAAATGGCAAAGTTCACGGATAAAATATCCAATCTGATTAATAGTCAGGCACCTGACTTTGTTGTTGAGCAACATCCTAAATTTTTACAATTCTTAAAAACATATTATACTTTTATGGAGTCAGCCGAATTAGGTGTGACTTCAGTTCAAACAACTGATGGTATTTTATTAGAAACAGAAACAGCACAAACAAATGAATTAATATTAGATGGTTCTAAAATTACTTCAGAAAAAACACAAGAGGATGCTGGTGACAAAATACTTTTAGAAAGTTCTACTTATGGTAAATTTACACGTGGTGAAACTATTACAGGACAAACTTCTAACGCAACCTCAACAATTGTTGCTGAAGACTTAGACAATAATCGTCTTTTTATTTCTGCTCAAAATAAATTTAAAGATGGTGAAATAATTTTAGGTAGTTCATCAAACGCTAGTGCTGTTATTAACAGTTATAAACCAAATCCAGTTCAAACTATTCAACAACTTTTAGAGTTTAGAGATCCTGATAAAGTTATTTCACATTTTTTAACAAAGTTTAGAAACGAATTTTTAAATTCAATACCAGAAACTTTAAACAATTCAGTAGATAAAAGAAAATTAATTAAAAATATAAAATCATTATATCGTTCAAAAGGTACAAATAGAGGACATGAATTATTTTTTAGATTATTATTTAATGAAAATTCAGAAACAATTTATCCTAGAGAAAATATGTTACGTGTATCTGATGGTAAATTTGATACTAAAAAAATATTGAGAGCTATTGCTACTGTAGGTAATACATCAAATTTAGTAGGACGTACAATTACTGGTGAAACCTCTGAAGCAACTGCTATAGTAGAAAACGTTTTTAAATTTCAAATTGGTGCTAATGAAGTATCAGAAATTATATTAAATGATGACAGTATATCAGGTAGTTTTCAAACGAGTGAAGTTATAAGAGGCACAGAAACAAATGATGATGATATTTTTATTAAAGCAACAGTCACAGGTGTTCCTTCAACAAGAACAATAACTAATGACGGTAGTTTATATACTGAAGATGAAAACATAACTGTAACAGGTGGTGGTTCAGGAGCTATAATTCAAGTAGGAAATGTTGGTCGTGGTAGTATTACTGAATTTGTAATTGATAATGGGGGATCAGGTTATGTAATAGGTGACGATATTGTATTTACAAATACAGGTACAGGTGGTGGATCAGCAACAGCAAAAGTTTCAGTTGTAAACGGTGGTTTTACACAAGAAGAAAGTTCATCTACAACAGACGATCATATTGTTTTAGAAGATGAAACAACAAAAGGTGACCCATACACAGGAAATAAAATTGTACAAGAAAGTGGTTCTGGTTCAGGCGATATAACTGATATTAGAATTATCTATGGCGGAAATAATTATTCATCATTACCTACTGTAACAGTTGATGATACAAATGGTTCAAATGCTGAAGTTTTTGCTTATGGTTCTGAAATAGGTCGAGTACAATCTATAAGTTTAATTGAACCTGGTGCTGAATATCAACAATCGCCAAGTCCACC